CTATTCAAGAAACAAAAACCACCCGCTCCGGCCCCCTTGCCCACTAATGTGTCCAAGGCCCGATTCGCAAGTCAGTTACAGCCCATAGCTGGAACCAAGGAACGGGAATTTATTGAGCACCACGTCGGAGTCCCGCTCCACCAATTTAAGGACCTCGATTCTTACCTGGAGGCCGGAAGCAAGAAAGTCTGGGCTACATTCAGAGCCTGTCATATTACGGCGTCGATTGTCACCTCCACTGTATTCCGTTTGATGCACCAACAGTCCGAGGATGAGATCGTCGGAGGTCCACTCCACGACCTATGGACACAGCCCAATGATTGGGACTCCCAGCGCGAGATGCTCTACCAGTGGGTCTTCCACATGAAGCTGACGGGATGCGCCTACTGGGTCAAGGACGAGGTCAATAGTGCTGGCCAGCCTATGAATATCTATCCGCTGCTGCCTCAGCACGTCATCCTGATTCCCGATGCGAAATACGGTGTCGGTAAATACATCTACCGAGTGAATGGAAAGGAGATACACTTCTCACCCGAGGAGATCATCCACTTCCGTCGACCACACCCTAGCGACCCGTTGAGGGGCCTGGGTGATATTGAGCCTTCCGAGGACCTCTACAACGATTTCATTAACAGGAATACTTACGAAGAGAAGTTTCTGGAGAACGGAGCCCAGCCTTCTGGTATCCTCACCTACAAGGGTAGTGAGGAGATGCCCGCCGATATGTCTGACATGGGCGACGAGGAGTGGGGTAAGCTCAAGAAGTGGTGGCAGACCGAATACGGTGGTAAGAAGAATGCAGGTAAGACTGCCCTGCTTTCCGGTGAGTGGGAATACACCCGCCTTGGCCTGACCCAAGCGGAGATGAGCTCTATCGAAAGGGACAAGTCCAGCGTCGAGCAAATATTTATGAACCACGGCGTTCCGCTTTCGCTTGCTGGCTGGACCAACGCAGCTAATTATGCTACGGCCCGCCTCGATGAGATGAACTTCCGCAAATACGAGATCGTTCCACTGTTGGAGATTCTCGTCGGCAAACTCAATCAGGAGGGTGTCCTTATTAAAAACTTCGAGACAGGAGCGAAGCTGACCTACGACCTCGACGGGCTTATTGACGTCGAGCAAGTCCATAAGGATTACAAGCCGCTGGTCGATGCCGGTGGTATGACCCTGAACGAGCTTCGCGATCGTATGGGTCTGCATACAGGAGAGGACCCCTTCCTCGATCAGTATTACGGGACGCGCAATCAGGTGCCTCTCGAGATGGTCGGTGCTGCTATGCCCTCCCATGAGGAGATCGACGGGGTTCTGGAAGGAGCCGAGGCCGATGACGAATATGCGGAGACACCTGTCGAGTCGGTCGAGCGTGAGGCTGGAGTCGCCCCTGTCGAAGAGGGTGAGTCCGCCACGCCAGCCGAGACTCTTAACGGTGCTCAGATTCAGTCCCTCGTCTCTATTGCAGTGGCCGTTGGAGAAGGAACTCTACCCAAAGGCACCGGTATCCAGATCATCGCTGCATCATTCCCCTTTACGGAGGAGAGAGCTGCGCGGATTCTGGAGGAGGTCATGGAGGATAGTGTCGAGGGGCCTGAGCCTCCTGCTGCCTTTAGTAACGCCCCTGAGCCGCCGGAAGTTGAGGGCGACGTGATTAACGAGCCTGAGACTCCAGAACCCTCTAACGTCGAGGAGGGCGAAGAGGACGAAGACGAAACTCCTACCCGACGCCGACGGTAATAACGGCTAAATACCTAGTTGATGAAGTCTTTCGCTTCCCTCCTAGTCATGGTCCTTCTCGGGACAGCTGGCTTCGTAGCTGCTTCTGTCTTCGGATTTGAGCGGTCGCTTGAGGCCATTGCGTTTGAGACCGCCCTGGTGGCCGGTATTATTACCTCGGTCGGTGTCATTTACCAGAAGGCAATCAAGCCCACTATCGACCATATCCATAAGGTCAGCGGGTTGATGAAGGACATCGAGGAGGTGGTCGAGCAGCATAAGAATCTGGACTTCCCCACCCTCGTAGTCGACGTCAGGAAAATCATCGCTGACATTAAACCCAATTCGGGCTCCAGTCTGCGTGAGGCGGTGGATAGGATCGAGAGCCGCAGCATTATGATGGAGCGGACGTGTGAGGCATTCCATCAGGATGGCCCAGTCGCCCTCTTTCGTTGCACTACAGACGGAAGGAATATTGACGTAAACCGAACCTACTGCCGACTACTGAAATGCACAAAGGAGGAGCTGACAGGTTACGGGTGGCGTAATTTCCTTAGGGCTAGTGTCGACCCCTCTTACGACGACGTATGGCGTCCGAGCTTTGAGGAGGGCCGCGAAGTGGAGTTCAGCATTGAGTTCAAGGACAGTGACGGGAACCCTGTCGATCTGGACGTCCACGCCTACCCTATTAGCGACACTCAGGGTGAGATCGTTCAGTATCTTGGCCTACTCTATCCAGTTGCATTCGGCGATTATTCGTTGTAGCTTCGGCCATGCCTGTGACGATCCCAAGCTACGTTCCTGAGAGGGGATGGTCGGCCTCCACTTTCCGTGGGCAAGCCGGTCGGCAGATGATAGAAGACTGGTTCAAGACCGATCGTCGCTATCGTCGTGCGGGGATAAAAGCCTACACCAAGGTGCTGGTGCGAGAGCATAAGGCGTTCTTTCGTAATGTGATCGAGCGAGCACCACAGGCCCATAGGAAGTCCGCCAAGGCCCCTCAGTCCATTACAATCAATCCCGTGGGCGACCCTAATGCCTGGGCCAAGATCATAGACGAGGAGGCGAAGAAGCTGGGGCTGTCGCTGACAGTCCAGACCACCCCGATCTATGAGGCCACCACGGTAGGAACCTACGAGAGTCTTACCGCGAAGCTGGGCGGGACCCCTAACAAGCAGCAGCTCGCCAGTCAGAAGTATGAGGGCAAGCTCCTCGCCCAGCAGGTTACAGGAATCACCCACACCACTAAGCTCAAGATGAGCAAGGTCATTCGTGACGGGATCGAAGAGAAGCTGACAGTCCACGAGATGGTCAAGAGGCTCCGAGAGAAGTATCCGACGATCGCCAGCAACCGATTTCCCACTATCGCCCGCACGGAGATGGGAAGAGCCGCCGACCTGGGGAGTAAGCGTGCGTTGAAAGAATCCAATACGGTCCTGGAGTGCAGCGTTATTGGATGCGAAGCCGTTGAGCCTGGAATACCCACCTACAATGGAAAGCCCACATGCAATATTGTGGGAGTCCCTGCTTGGGATGTGGATAACCTCCACTTCCATATCAACCACACGGGTGCAATCGTCCCAAGTAAATTTAAGGAGGACAAGGATATCCTCCCCCCGAAGGGCACTCCGGCCCCTGCCACCCCGCCCGAGCCCAAGCCGGTCGTCGCGCCGCCTCCATTACCCAAACCGGAGACGCCTAAGGTCGATTTGAATGAGGCCATCGGCCAGGCCGGTGTCGTCGCTGGAGCCCTCCGTCGACTCAATGCGATGCACAAGGCTGGGGAGTCCGTGAAGAGGCCGAGCAGGAGCGGAATAACCTATACGCTCAATGATCCACGGAAGTCACATAATCTGTTCCGTAAGGTGGAGTCCATATCAGACAGCGACTGGGAGCGGATACTCCTCGACCTCGATGGGGCGGATGCCCTGACCTGGCTCGATGATGTCGTCGATCTGGACGTCCGCTTCTTCAACACCAACTTTGGATTTATCGACCACACTGAGGTTAAGAGGATGCTCGAAGGCTATGCCTCAGGTGGAGATGGCTACCTCGGAGCGTTGAAGCCGCCGGTCGCTATCACGAACGCCCAGGGGCAATTCACGATCGTCGAGGGGCATGACCAGATGGCATTCTACTCCCTGATAGGTAAGAAGCCTGTCGTCCGAGTCTACGAACCAAATAACAGCCCACTGAGGAAACCGAAGCCAGACGCCCCCGATGTCGACCCCAATCCTGTCGGACCGGTGACCCCTTTGCCTGTTATTAATGACGCTGACTTCCCTCAGAGCCTTGAGGACGT